GACGACATACCCGGGTTAATGGGGTATGATGTGTTTGTGAACGCAGTGGTACCGGTTATATCACCGATATATTCGCGATGGCAAACGACATTAGTAGCTTTCGTGGTGGAAAACTGTGGGACTTGTCCCATGAGCACATTGCTCTTGTGAGTTGCCCCGACGACAGTGTAATCGCCGGATCCGAAGATCCGGCCGATCCCACTACCGACTAGTGATCCGATATCCCGGAAGCCCGGGATACCGAAGAAATTACCGGCTGCTGAGCCGATGATTCTCCCCGTATCTCTAAATGGTGTTGGTTGTTTCTTTTGTTTCTGCTTCTTAGGCATTTTCGGTTTGGTGGATTTATTTGTCATAGTATTGGATGCAGCATGACAACTGGACTGTACATCACTTGAGAACCTGGATAACCGCCGTGCAGTCTCTTGGCATTTTGTTTAGCACTAAAGTAATAGTTTTGGGGTTTTATCTCAAGCAACCCAATAGCACCGTTTCGTGGCGCAGCCGGCCGAAGCGTTAATAGTCGGTGATAGGCAGTACGGTGAACCGTTCCGCCAAATCACCATCACCGAACTCAAGCTGATCATAATACTCCTCCAGAACTAACTGAGACTCTGGTGGGATATCAAAAGCCAACCAAAAGGAGCATCTGGTTTCAGCACTTACGGGTGTGCGTTTGCGTAACATTCCAGCCCCCAACCTGAAAAACCCACCCTCAAGGGTGGGGTCAGACATGGGGCGAGCTCCTTCGGAATGGCGAACAAAGTAGTCATAATAGGCTTGCAACACGGGCATGCCAGACGTGAGGGCGGTGCCTCCCAGTCCAACAGCAGCCATCCACATACGTGTTGTGTGTGGATGGTTGAGGGGCTTCAAAGAAACAGCGTCTTTCGACAAGCTGATCCTCGGGTCCCTCACCATGGTGTAACCACCATACTGGTCGAACACGGGATGGGCTTGGCAGAACTCTATCTGCTCGAACACATCCACAGTCGGCTCGACTGTCATGGTGAAAC